AAAGTCGTGAGGCCGCGGCCCGATGGCCCCTACCCGGGGATCAGGATCGACCACTGCCCCAGCCTCAATCGGGCCATGGGCGTGGTTAGCCGCAAGCTGATGCGGCACTGGCCGGAGGCTGTCAACGCAGAGCACCCGCCAGGGGATGGAGGTGGGGCGTGAATGATCCCGTCAACCATCCAGCCCATTACACCGCTGGATCGATTGAGGTGATTGTCATCCTGGAGCAGGCTGCAGCCAGCGCCCCGGATACGGTAAGCGCTGGGTTGCAGTGGCAAGTACTCAAGTATCTGTTACGGATGTGGCTAAAGGACAACCCACTTGAGGATGCTCTTAAGGCTCAATGGTACCTAAATAGGTTAATTCTCAGGATTAGGACCACCACCAACACCTCATGACCACCCCAACCCCCGCCGATCGCCTGGCGCTGACTATTTGCTCGGCTAGCAACGGACGCAGCAAGCCTATTTGCGCCACTCCCTGTGGCCAATGCCGCCACATCAGCCAGCTCTACGCCCTCAAGCTGTCCGGCATCCTGCGGGAGCTGCACGGCGGCAGCTCAACGACCGCCGACTGGCTGGACGGGATCGGCGAACACCAGCCCACTGCAGAGACACCATGAGCACCGACTTCCGCGCCCTGTGCGCTGAGCTGTTGCAGCCGTTGGCTGAATACGACGGCGCCAATCCGTATCACGAGCACCGCGACCTGATCACCCGCGCCCGCGCCAAGCTGGCCGAGCTGGAGCCGGTGGGGCCGAGCCTTGAAGACCTCGGGCCCCTGATTTCCTGGCTTACCGAAAGCGCGACCCAATCCGCAGATGCAGGCAGATCAAAGGATGCCGGCATGTTGACGTGGGCGGCGCAGGTGGTTGGCGAGCGCGTTGACGAGGATGCGCCAGAGTCCGCGCCGAGCTGGCCGACCCGCGAAGAGCTTCGAGCCATGGCCTTCGAGTTTGCCGCCCGCAAGCCGGAGGAGTTTGCCCGCGCCGTCCTCGCCCGCTGGGGCCGGCCTGCCGTCACCCCCATCCCGGTGAGCGAGCGACCATGGGAGCGCGAAGGGTGGTGCGATGCGCAGGGCACCTGCTGGATGTGGCATCCAATCAACTTCCACTACTGCCTATGCCGTCCTGATCCGTCGGTGCATACCCACTCGCTCCCCCACTGGGTCCTCCCGCTGCCCACCACCACCTCAACCCCATGAAACTCACCTACTTCCAACCCGACTTCAACGATAACAACCGAAGCACCGACATCAGGACTGGTGCTGCTTTTGAGCGGAAGCGCATTTGCGCAGTCATAGATCACACAGCCAACCATCTTCACGAAATCAAAGAAATCGGCGATGTTGATCCCGCTTTTTATATATTTGGCCGCATTGTTTTACGGCTGCCTTCCAAGACTGTAAAAGATCTTCCTGATTTCGAGATCTCCCTTGACGAATCCGAGCCAACCCCATGAAACTCACCTGCTCTCAATCCGACCTCAACCAGGCCCTGGCCCTGGTGAGCCGCGCCATCTCCAGCCGGCCATCCCATCCAATCCTGAGCACCGTCCTGCTCTCGGCCGATGCCACCACGGGACGGCTCACCCTCACTGGCTACGACCTGGCCCTGGGCCTCCAGAGCACCATCTCCGCCAGCGTGGAGACCAGCGGGGCCACTGCCCTGTCGGCGCACCTACTGGGGGGCATCGTCGCTCGCCTGGCCAACGACAGCCCGATCACCCTTTGCGCCGCCGAGGAGCAGGCCACAATCACCAGCCTCTCCGGCAGCTACCAGCTGTCCGCAGCCAATCCCGACAACTACCCGAACCCGCCTGCCGCCACTGGCGACTCACTGAGCGTTGACGTTGGCGCACTGGCACGGGCGATCCGTGCGACGGCGTTTTGCGCCAGTTCTGACGAGAGCAGGCAGATCATCACCGGCGTGTACCTGCTGCTCTCCAGCCATGGCCTCGAATGCGCCGCCACCGATGGCCACCGCCTGGCGGTGCTGCGCATCGAGAAGGTGCCGGCCGATGGCGGCGACGGCAGCGGCGAACCGTTTTCGGTGACGGTGCCGGCCCGCTCCCTGCGGGAGTTGGAGCGGTTGCTCTCGGGGCGACCCGCCGGCGAGCCCCTCAGCCTGTTCTGCGAGCGCGGCCAGGTGGTGGTGCTCTGGGCGGACCAGGTGCTCACCAGCCGCACGCTTGACGGCACCTACCCGAACTACCGCCAGCTGATCCCCCCCTCCTTTAGCCGCAGCCTCAAGTTCGACCGCCGCGGTTTCTCCCAGGCCCTGGAGCGGGTGGCGGTGTTGGCCGATCAGCAAAACGGCGTCGTCAAGCTGCGCAGCGATCCCGAGGCCGGCACCGTCACGATCCTTGCCGACGCCAAAGACGTGGGCTGCGGCAGCGAATCCCTGCCGGTGGTCGCCGAAGGGGAACCGATCGAGATCGCCTTCGATGTCCGCTACCTGCTCGGTGGCCTCAAGGCGATGACCTCGGACCAGGTTCTGCTGCGCTGCAACGCCCCCACCGCCCCCTCCGTGCTGGAGCCCAGCGGCGACGAGAACGACTTCACCTACCTGGTGATGCCGATCCAGATCCGGGCTTGATGTGGCGCTATTGTTTTCCTCTTGCCTCTGGCAAGCTGCCTCCGAGGAGTGCTTCAGCTCCTCAAACGCCGCAGTGCTGATAGAGCTGCGGATACGGCAGAACGGGGGGCCCGCGGCCCCCCTTGACACCACCCGGCCCGTGGTGCTACCATTTTCACATCACCGGCGAGGCCTGAGCGCCCCGGTGGTTCCCCCCAGCATTTCCCACCATGAAATCAATCGCCGACCTGGCGCGTGTTGTCGCCATTGTCTGTGTCGTAATCGCCTTAGTTCTGTTGAAGATCGCCCGGTTCATCTGGGTGCATCGCAAGCAGATCGCCGCCGCCATCCTTTCCGCCGCCGTCGCCACCTACGCCGCCGGCCGCCTGTGTCGCGACGAGCTGGAGGCCATCAGCGCCCGCGCAGCCCAGCTGGTGCACGCCGAGCCCCTGCAGTGCCTACCGGCCCTGGCCCCGATCCTTGCGCCGCTGGCCGCCCTGCGGGAAGCGCTGGAGCGTTACCTCGCTCGGGCCTGCCCGGCTCCTGTGGCCGGCTGAGTCTGGCGCTGTCCCATCACTCCATCACCTTGCAATCATGGCAACAAAGCCACTCAAACGGATAGCCAATGAACTTTGGCATTGTATCAACGGTGAAAAAATCTTAGGTCCATGCAGCGGCCTGTATGGCGAAATTAGCAGCGGCCTGCGTGGCGACTGCAGCGGCCTGCGTGGCGACTGCAGCGGCCTGGTGGGCAACTGCGGCGGCCTGTATGGCGACTGCAGCGGCCTGGTGGGCAACTGCAGCGGCCTGTATGGCGACTGCAGCGGCCTGGTGGGCAACTGCAGCGGCCTGCGTGGCGACTGCAGCGGCCTGTATGGCGACTGCAGCGAAATACCTGCCGGTGATCGCCCAAGCCAACTGGAGGACTGGGTAGCCGACTGAAACCATTCCCAACGCTGTCCCATCACTCCACCATCCCGCCTCATCACCATGACAGCCATCCCCATGGCCCTGCCGCTGGCACGCTCCCAGCCTGGGCCGATCCACACCACCCCAGACGACCGCGCCTGGTATGGGCACGGGGATCGCGTCAACCCCGACACCGGAATGTTTCAAGAGGCATCCCTCACCCTGACCAGCGCCCCCCGCCAGGGAGACGACATTTGGGTTGACGCCAACGCCATCACCATCCCCGGCACTCATCCCCGCCCCTGGCCCACCCTGGACGACCTGGAACGCGCCATAGCCGAGTGCCGCGCCGCTCTGGCGGGTGCCCCCCGGCTCCACGCCGCCGCCGCCAAGGCCGAGGCCGAGGCAGCCTGCTGGCGAGCCCAGGGAGCCGTCCAGGCCGCCCGGATTGCCGTAGCCGAGGCAGAGGCAGCCGCAGCGCGGGAGCAGCAAGAAGAGGATCAGCGAGGCGAGGAATTTCTCGCAGCCATAGACGCCCCGAGCGATGAGCCCGACCTGAGCGAGCTGGACGAGCGTGACCACCCATCTCTTAGCCCCGCCCAACGCAACAACCTGGAATGAACTACACACCAGATCCGACTCAACCCGGCCTCGATTGGGACCCCGATTGGGAAGGGCCGGGGCCAGAAACCGCGATCGTCCCCGCCCACGAAGCCAAGGCCATCACCCGCTGGGAGGCCCTGGCCTGCCAGATCGCTCAGGCCACCCAAGAGGCGGAGGGTAAGGTTTTTCACTACCGGGCGCCGGTGGACGAAAAGGCTTGCCGCTCTTACCTCGCTGGCCTCCGCCGGCTGAAGGCCAGCATCGAGCGAGCCCGCGAGGATGCCAAAGCCGTGCATCTACAGCGTGGCCGCGAAGTGGACAGCACCGCCAAGACCCTGAAGGAGTCCGTCCAGGGCCTGATCAAGCCCCATCAGGACGAGCTGGACAAAATCGCCGCCGAAGAGGAGTTCCGGATCGCCCAGCACCGCGCCGTCCTCGATCGCATCGCCGCCCTGCCCGAGGGGGTGACCACCAGCGACGAGGCTGACGACAGGCTGCTGCTGCTGGCCTCGATCGACACCACCAGCTTGGAGGAGTTCCGCACCGCTGGCGAGGCCCGCCATGCAGACGCACAGACCAAGCTGTTGGAGCTGCGCGACACCTTGCGGCAGCAGGAGGCAGATCAGGCCGAGCTGGAGGCCCTCCGCGCCGAGCGTGCCGCCCGGGAGCAGGCCGAGCGTGATGAGCGCATCAGGCAAGAGGCGATTGAGGCCGAGCGTCGCCAGGCCGCTGAAGCCGTCCAGCGTGCGGAAGCCGAGCGCCAGGCCCGGGAACGGGCTGAGATCGAACGCCAAGCCCGCGAGCAGGCCGAAGCACAGCGCCGCGAGCAAGCCGCCATCGCAGCCGCTGAAGCCGCCCGCCAGGCACAGGAAGCGGCCGAGCAACGGGAGCGCGAGGCACGCGCCGCCGCAGAGGCCGCCCAGCGTGCCGAAGAAGCCCGCCAGGCCGTGGAAGCCGCCCGCGTCAAACAGGCCAAGGAGGCGCAGCTCCGGCGCCGCGATGCACTACGTCAGGAGCTGGCGGACGCGATTGCCCTCCACGGGTCAGCGACGCTCCCTGATCTGATCATCAGCGGCTGCCTTCATCCGGCAGTCGTGATCGACTGGAGCAAGGTATGACCGACCCCATCTCCCAGACCGTCGAGGCACTGGTAGCCATCGTCCCCAACCGCCCCGGCGACAGCCCCAACGCCCCGCTGGCGCGGCGGCTGGAGGTGCTGATCGGGGCCGCTGAAGCCATCGCCCGCGCGTTTCCCGACAACGGTGAGCTGGGCGAGGCCCAAGGCCTGGATCTGACCGTCCAGGCCCGCACCCTGGCCCATCTGGTTGACACCAGGACCCAATGGTGCCTGCCGGAGGGCTACAACCTGCCCCGCTGCAGTGAGGCGGCACTGGAGGCCTCGCAATGATTGACGACTGCACGATGATCGCAGCTGCGATCATCCTCGCCACCTCACTCTGTGCCGCCGCTGGTGCGTTGGTACTGGTGGTGCTCACGAGGGTTAGGCCATGAGCTGGCAACCTATTGAGACTGCGCCAAAAGATAGGCCAATTATACTGTATCGTCCAAGCGCTACCCATTGGTGGCGTGTAGCACCTGGCAGATGTGCAGATAATTTGAACACTTCAAGAAGATCGGAGTATTGGCTTTGTGATTTACGTGTAATAACAAAAACCGAATCCAAGGTGCATCCGCCCACCCACTGGCAACCATACCCCGAACCCCCCGCCCCAGAAACCGATGCTTAAGAACGACCGCTGGATCCGCGAACAAGCCGCCGCCGGCATGATTGCGCCGTTTGAGCCGCGCCTGGTGCGGAAGGTGAAGTTACTGGATCCCGATCCCTTGGCGATCGGCCACAGACGGCGCCCCGTCCTCTCCTACGGCATCAGCTCCTACGGCTACGACCTCCGCCTGAGCCCCAAGGAGTTTCTCATTTTCCGCCACATCCCCGGCACGGTGATGAATCCCAAGCGGTTCAACCCCGACAACCTGGAACCCACGGCGCTGCATCAAGACGAAGACGGCGACTACTTCATCCTGCCAGCCCACTCCTATGGGCTTGGCGTGGCGCTGGAGCGGCTCAAGATCCCCAGCAACATCACCTGCATTTTTCTAGGCAAGAGCACTTACGCCCGCCTAGGCGTGATCGCGAACATCACCCCTGGCGAGGCTGGCTGGGAGGGGCACCTAACCCTTGAGTTCAGCAACTCCAGCGGCGCCGACTGTCGAATCTACGCCAACGAAGGAATCGTTCAAGCGCTGTTCTTCGAGGGGGAACCCTGCGAGACCACTTACGAGGACCGCCAGGGGAAATATCAGGACCAGGGTGAAATCGTTGTTACCGCGAGGATTTGACCAATGAGCACTCCACACAAGGCAACACCAGACGAGTGGGAGAAACTCCGGCGCTGGGCCGAAGAACAAAGCTCGCCCCTGCACTACCGTGTCCTCCTTGAAGTAGCCGACCGCGTTGCCGCCATGGAAGAGGCCTCGTCGGACATGACACCACACAAGGCAACAGAACGCCGCCGTCGGTTCGCCAGCGTGGCGTTCTGCGGGGATCGAGAGTACGCCATCTGCGAAGAGGGGCGACTTTGGTATAACAGCTACAACCCAGGCGGATGCCCTTGGGTAGAGTTCTCCGCCCTACCAGAGATTGAAGATCCGGCTGGGCCAGCTGACCATTCCCGTGGCGCCCCGGAAATGGTGGCCACGGATGAGGAGCTGTGGAGTCTTTACGACACACGCCGACTCCAGGACGGGTCTACTACTGCCGCCCTCTGCGCCGTCTACAACCTCGGCCGCGAGCACAGCGCCCAGCCTCGCCAGGAGGTGGACCCATCGCAGCTCAGCGATGGGTACCACACCTTTGCCGAGCTGTACGAACACCGCCACGCCCTGTTCCTCGCCCTCATGCGAGCGATGCCACAGCATTGCTGGTTCAGCTTGCGCCACGCAGACGGCGAGAAGTGTTTTGGTGGCGATGACTGGTTCATCGCCGGTGCCGAGCTTCCGGGAGGGAGCAGCGTGACCTACCACCTTCCCGTTGACCTTTACCCGCTTGCCAATGCCACGGGCGCCAGCAGGCTGGACCTCGGCCGCCCGTGGGACGGGCACACCGCTTCCGATGTGGTTTCGCGGCTTATGGAATGGGCTGCTTCAGTGGATCCGCTGAAGGAGGTGGAACCCACCCAGCCGCCTGCGCCTGCTGGTGGGCTGGTGGAGATGGTGGCGGAGGAGATCTACGACTTCACTGGTGATCATGTTGACGATAATGAGGCCAGCGCCGTGATCCACGCTGTAGCCGACTGGCTGGACACCATGATGACGACGCGCGTATCTGCTGCAGTGCTCCGCAGGGAAGCCGACCGATCAGCCGCTCTCTCTCCAGCCCAGCCCGCCTCGCTGACCGCGCCTGCTGGTGGGTTATTGGAGGAGATGGCCCGGCTGCTTGCTAATCGGATTAGCACCATGCGGCCTAGCGCTGACTGCACGCCATTAGCTTGCGCTGCGCTCTGCGTGGTAGCGGACGCAGCGGAAAAAATGGTACCAGACCCCAATCTCACATGGGAGCGGGTTGCCATCTGGTTGGATATGGAATCCAAGCTGGAGGGACGGGCCGATGGCTAAACCCCTCTGGCAGCTCATGCACGACGCTCAGGGGCGTGAGCTGGCTGAAAACCCCATGGCCGACCATTCCGAGGTCCATGGGGCAATGATCCGCGCTGTAGCCGACTGGCTGGAAACCCAGCAGGAAGTGCCCGTCAGCAGCGCCACTGCCTCGGCCGATTATTTCGCGGCCATGCTGCGCGAAGAGGCCAACCGATGAGCCGCCCCCTCTCCCCTGCTGCCGAAGCGCGGCAGATTGACTGAATCGGGAAACACAACAATGATTAACCGCATCCTTTGTTTTGTTGGTATCCATGCCTGGCATTACAGGCTGAGCGAGGTTGGATACGTTCCCTTAAGAGGGTGGCCGATTGGTACAACTTGCGAGCATTGCGGTAAGGCTCACCCCAAGCCATTGCCGTTGCACGAGGAAGCCGACCGATGAGCCGCCCCCTCTCCCCCCGCCGCGCAAGCGGTGCTGACCGAGCTGACGCAACAGGCGTTTGTATTAGACCCGGCCGATATTCCGCGAGAGGCGCCGCGGATGGCGCGACTGGCTGCCACCGCCCTCCGCGCCGCTGCGCTCAGTATGCACCGCGGCAAAGCACGGATCCACGCCATTGCCGACGAACTGGAGGGCTGGGCCGATGGCTGACAACCTGAGAGGCCTGGCGGCCCTGGTGGTGCTCTCCGCCCCATTCGCGCTGTTCGCCCTGGTGCTCTGGCTGGACTACCAGAAAATGGAGCGATGACCGATCCTCCCACTATCGACGTGATCACCCGCCAGAACGGGAGTGTCGCGTGGCGAATCTGCGCTAGCGGGATTTGTGTTGTTGCCGGCAGCATCCCCGAGGGCCAGGCTCGCCTGAGTGCCCTCTGCCGCTCCCGTGGCATCGAGCCTCCTCGATGGCCTAGGGGTTAGCCCTCCCTGGGCAGGTGGCCAGCAGGGTGCCCAAAAGCGCTGCAGCCTTCAGGGCATCCCCTGCCGCCGCCCCCCACCGATCCGCACATTCCGGCCCGCGTCCAGAGCACAGGAGCGGCCCCCCAAAGGCGCCTACGGCAGAAAGGCCAGTGCAACCAACCAGGGCGATGGTGACAATTCTGTTCATGGCTTGCCTTGGATCTGCGGAGGAGTAAACTGCGCTGGCTGATTGATAAGCGAGGGCAGCACGGCTTGACCGAAAGCAATAAGTGTAGCCAAAATAGCAATCGATTGCGCTATGCGAAACTGCAAGCTCGATACACTGTTTTTTTTCTCTTTATCGCTACCTTTTCTTATAGCTTCATCTCTTTCTAGTGCTTTTAGTGCATCCTTTAGGTCCTGAAGCTCTCTAGCGATTGCAATTCTCTCCGTTTCATTAGCAGCGAGTGCGTTTACTTTTCCGAGTAAATCGTTAAACTGCTCTCCCGTCACCATCCTTCTTTCTATTTCTAGCTGCCTTAGCTCTAGCCGATCTACGCGCTCTAGGTGGCGAGTAAGCTCGCGCTTGCTGTCCTGCAAAGAAAACTGTACCGCCTCTAGTAAGGCTTCAATTTTAGAGAAGCGGTTGTAAAACGGCAGGAGATCAGATTCTTTCATGGGCTGTACGGAGTCCCGTCCTGATTGAACTCCGGTTGAATTGGGCCCTTGTAAAACCGTCCCACTATTAGATCCTGGGCTGTTTTTGTGGCGGCCGCTTCGGCTGCTTGCTGCACAACCATCTGAAGAGTGACAGTTACGCCAAGTCGCTCTGATTCGCGAAACGCTGTAGCAGTGATTCCGGGAACCAGGTCTTCGGGGATTGTGATTGTGAAGTTCATTTGATTGAGGATTGAGTTAAATACCGATAACAGTCCATTGGCTGCCATTACACCACACCTTGGCGATGGCAGACCCACCCCCAACAACGGCTGATCCAATCGTTGGTGAGCTCGCATCGCTTACCACGGCTTCCGCACGCCTAAATGTGGCGCTGGCTGCTGGCAACTGAGCAACGGTGATCTCACGGCCAAACTGGAAAAATCCCCGCAGATCACAAACAACGACATTACCAGCGACGCCAGTTCCATACCCTATCCCACCGTTTATCGTTACGACTCCACCGTTGGCCGCGTTTGTTGCGTTAGTAAAGGCGTCTCCACCGAACAGGTTTAGCTCACTTCCTGTTGCATTGGTCGGTGTTGCGCTCGGTGCTGTGCCCCTCGGTATTGCTCGAATACTGAGCCCTTTGTTGAACTCATCAAACCCCCCTCTAGTTCCACCTTCCCACATTTGATTAACAGCACCTGCACCACCTACGCGACGCGAAACAATGCCATAGCCGTAAATTGATGTTTCAATATTTTGGGATGCCACATACGTTGTTGCAGTGCACTGTAACACGGGAACAGTTACCGCTGTCAAGCCAAAAAATTGAAATGTTGATGTGCTGTTTAGGAACACCATGCGAGGGTCGCCGCCACCACCACTCTTGTCAAAATAAAAATCGCCCCGGGTGCCCGTGTTGTTAATATGTGTACGGTTGTTTCCCAGATCAATACCAAATCTCAGCGATCCATTCTGGTGAACCGCAATAGGCCATCCAGTAAACCCAGACGGGCAGTTAACCCCAAACGCACTGCCGGCAGTCGGCCAGCCGCTGCTTGTAGTTCCCGCAGGCTCAATTAGAACCGCAGGCTTAGTGGTAGTGCTCGTTCCCCCGCTAGTTATCCAGGTTCCCGACAGCAAAAGCGCCGAAGAACTCAGGGCGTTGGCAACCGTAGATGTAAATCTGGAGCCTAGGGTTATGTTCCCAGATCCATCCACAGAGCTACCGGTTACAGCACCAAATGCGCTGGAGCTAGATCGAAACTGCAGCTCGCTACCGGTGCCGGCCGGTGATCCACCGCCAGTGCCGCCCGGCAGGTTGGTCAGCTGGGAACCGTCAACAGCTGGGAGGCGCGCGCTGCCGTCCAGGGCTACCACGTTCCCGGCTGCCGTGCCTGTGTCCAGGGCCGCGGCAGTCCCCAGGGTTGGGCGTCCGGACAGATCTGTATAGGCGCCGCTGGTGGCCACGCCGGCGAGGCCCGTGATGGTGCTGGCTGACTGGGTGCCGGTGTGGGTGCTGCGGTCTCGCAGCTGAGCATCAGTCGCGTTCGCAGTGGCGCCGCTGGCGACTGAATCCAGCTTGCTCTTGTCCGCTCCCGACATCGAACCCGCCGCCGTGGTTGTCGCCGCGCTGATCGAGATGGCTGGAGTCACGCCGCCGCTGCTGGCAATCGGAGCCGTGCCGGTGACCGCCGTCACCGCCGCGTCGGCCTTGGCCCCCTGCGCCGCCGTGGCGTAAGCAGTGGCGTCTGTGGTTGCCGCCGTCCCCAGCTCCAGCACTGTGCGCCCTGCCGCCGGGCTAGAGGCCCCCGCCAGGGATCGACCCGTAGCGCCGGTGATGCTCAGCCACCATGCCGCCGCGGCCTGCCAGACCCGCTGCACCGTCCAGGCCCGCCGCGTCGTCTCGGTGCCCGCCTCTGCCGCCGCCTGCGTGACCGTGGCTGCCGACCACTCGCGGGCATCGGTCAGGCGGCTATCGGTTGGCTGGATCGCCGTTGCTGCCAGCCCCGCAGCCGCGTCCCAGCTGGCCTGGCTGGCCGTGGTGGGCAGGCCGTAGCCGGTGGCAAACGACAGCGTGATAGAGGCGGTTCCCGATCCGGTGACGGTGAAGCCGGTCGGGGCCGCAAACGCCGGGTAGCCGCCGGTGCCGCCCACTGCGTCAATCGTGGTGTCAGTGATCGCCAGGCCCGAGCCCAGCGCCAGGTGACGCAGGCGCCCGGCCGAGTGGTCCCAGAACACCAGCCGATCGGCACCTGCCCCCGGGTCGTCGGCCGTCAGCTGCTGTCCCGTCAGCCCCAGCACGTCGGCCACGGTGGCACCGAGGGTTACAGACGTGTGATCGACCGCCGCCAGGTGAGCAGTGATGGCAGCTGCTGCGGTGCCGCTGGCGTCCTTGTCCGCTAGCGCTGCGGCTGTTGCCGTGCTGATCGGCAGCTGCGAGGCGGTTGCACGCTTGGACTGGCCACCCTGGACGATGTAGAGCTGATCTGAGCCGGCAACATTTGCCGCCGCTGTTAGTTGGCTGAGTTTTTGGTCTGGCATCGTTACACCTCCAGTAACAGCTTGCCGCCGTCTTCAAGCAGCAGATAGCCGCCGTCTTCAAGCAGCAGTCCGCCAGTCTCAAGCGAGAAGTCGGGCGATGTGGTCAACTCAACCCGCATCCACGCTTTAGGCCCAACGCTTTGCGGTGCCTGCACTACTGAGGTTTCGCTGCCAGGGTAGGCCCAGAGCAGGCGAGAAGCGGCATCGTGCAAGTCAACGGAGCCGCCCCAATCAACCAGAAATATAGTCCACTTCTGAAACGCCACTTCATCTCGATATTGCTTAACGATTGGATCTAGCTCAGGATTTCTTATGATCAGGCACTCCATCCCACTGACCGTGGTACGCGGCGGCAGCGCTTCACCCCAGGCACGCGCCGCAATCGCCGGAGTGGTTGCCCCATTGGCATAGGTGTAGGTCCCCAGCTGGCTGGCCAGGGTTGCCTCAAGCGATGTCCGTAGGGTGCGGATGTTCATGGTCTAGTTTGCATCACCCGCCAGGAACAGACTGGCCTCCAGCCAGCCGTAGCCGGTCCGCCTGGGCAGCACCAGCCGATGGGTGAGCAGGGGCCGATCAAGCTCCCGCAGCAGCACCGGCCCCGACACGGTGCCGCGCACGGCCACCAGCCCACCACGGCAGCCGCCTTGCATCATCTGTGGCGCCAGCACCCACACGGCGCCGTCGTCGCTGTGCAGCGCCCTCACTGGCGGGGGTTTGGTGGTGTCGTCGGCAGCTTCAACGATTGCCGGCCAGGCAACCAGCAGGATCTCGGGGCAGCGGTTCTCGTGTTTCAGGCTCAGGGCCACAGCTGCGGCCTCTGGCGGGATTCCGCTGCTGTCGCCGGTGCTGCCACGGTCGCGGTAGAAGCAGAAATCCTGAACCGGCCAGGGTTGCGGTTGCTTGGCCGTATCTCGGTTGATGTTCGCTAGCATCGCCGACACCTGAGCGATGGGAAGCTCGGCCCTGGCAGCCTGCTCCCGCTCGATCGCCTGAAGCTCCCGCCAGGCGCGGAGGACCGTTGCCCTCAGCTCGCGGGCGAAGGTGGCCCGGTGCCACTGTCCGGGGTAGGCGTGGCACAGCCGCCAGAAAACGGCTCCCCAGTCTGTTCGCTCGGGCTTCCATCGCCCACTGGCGGCTTTTTTAGGTCGTCCTCGGTGAATGGCTCAGCTGGCAAATCCTCGGCGTCCTGCTCATCCATCACCAGCTTCCAGAGGCCATCGCCCAGCAACCGTGGCAGCTTGAGGGTTTCGGCCATGGTCCACTCTGGCCGGTTCAGCCGATGGCGGATGATTGCGGTCAAGCTTGACAACCTGTTGAGCCGGCCGGCCGCCTCGTAAATCCTGAGGACTTCGTGAATCCGCGCAGCGTGGCGCAGTCGCATGGTTTCAGCCGATGGATCATCAAGGGGCAGACCGCTTAGACCGTCTTTAACGACGCGGTGGGCCTCCATGGGCGTGCAGCCCTCCGCAGCTGCTATGGCAATGGCTGCCTCTGCTTCGGCCACCTGTGCGGAGGGAAAGCCATCCAGCAGTTTGGTCACTGTGTCAATCTCTTCCACCGCCAACCCGCCAAGGACGGGAACCTCAAGGATTCCCGACGCGTTGTTCCCGATCCGACGCGGGGGGAATGTCTCGGGTGGCTTGATGTAGGGTAGGCCGGTCATTTGGTGGTGGCTTGTTTCAGCAGCTTAGCGTATTGCTGCTGCTTGAGATGCAGGTAGCGGTTGGCGTTTGTTTGCTGTTGCGACTGCTGGAGCAGGGCGGCTGGGTTGGCTGGGGGTTTCATGTGAGGATTTCAATTTTATTAAACTTTGAATTGACAATTTTTATGTTTAGAACTTTTTTGCCAGGTAATGCGAGATTTGCAACATCTACTAGCCTAAAATCTACTTCTGTATTGATGTTTATTGTTTTTTTATTTTTTGAGCCAAGCGCAATAAACTTCGGCAAATCCAGTAAATTTACTGGAAAATTATTATATGATTGGCCATATGTATAAGCATTTCCTGGTCTTGTGGAAACCTGATAAACATTTAATACTAAACTTTTATCGACAACATTCTCATATTCTACCGGGATATATTTTCTCTGTGAGACATAGACTTCATAATTAAAAGTTGTGCTTGTGTTAAAAGGACTTTCTATAAGTTCCAGATTTTTTGTTAAATCAATTACAAAAAAATCATATCTTTTTTCGGGACTAAGATTAAGCTGTGGGAGATCGGAATTAGTTATATCATCTCCAGGCCAAAAAACTTGATTTTGAAAACTGCCATTAGTATAAGGGTATCCTCGCGAATAAGGAGTAATATCGTTTGCAAAAGCTTCCCTGAATTCAGTCCACAACCAACCAGTTCCATATCCGGTTTGATTTCTAACTGTTAAATCATAAACACCAGGTTGTGAAGGCATCAATTCATAGATTCTTAAATCAGGAATCCCTATAGAATCATTCCGATTATATGAAAGCTCAAGAACAATCAGGTTGATCGGCTTAGCCGTAGCCGCCAGCTCCTCGCGCCTGCCGGGCCTCAGCCGACCGCGCACGGGCCGCCGTTGCCTCTGGCGGGTGGCCTGGATCTGATCCCCTAACCGCTTCTGCTCGACACCTTCAAGTGAGCTGATGCGGTTAGCATCAACCTGGCGCCTGTTTTGCTCCAGTAAGCTGATAGTTTCATAGTCAACATTTATGAATGTTGCCATCAGTCATCCACGGAAAGCAGGATGCGATAAGTTTTGCTTTGCCCTGCAACCATCGCTATGTTTGGATTCTCTGTGAATACGGAGTGAGGATGAGTAGCCCCGTCCACATAAACTACAATCCTGTCATACGTGAAACCGGAGCCGCTTGCCGTAAACACAGCATCAAAAAACGGAACTTCGTAACGTGCATCAACTGAGTCATAGGCACCCGTGGGTAGTAAGAGCGAAAACCGAGAGTAACCGTTACCCGACAACTCAGTGGTTAGCCAGTTTGTGACCGTGCTTTCTGCTGTATAGCCTGTAGATCCAACGTTGCATAATGCAACCTTGATGGTTTCACCCTCGTAGGCGAGGTTAGCGACTCGCGCAAGTTCCTTGGTTGATTGCTGAACGGTGAGTGCCATGATTACGC